CCTGTATACTTTACACCATAATCGTATGCTTGTTTGATAGCGTCAAGTCCAGGGAATGATGGTAACAGGCTTGGGTGTATGTTGATTATGCGTTCACGAAATTTGTTTACAAAATCCGGTGGTAGTATTCTCATAAATCCAGCGAGTATAACCAATGCAGTGTTATTTGGTATTGCGTTTATCCATTCTTTTTTCTTTGTTACAACATGATAATGTATGTCCGCATTCTTGGCTCTTTGAATTGCATATGCATTTGGATTGTCCGTGATGAGCATATCTATCTTAATATGTGCATCAATGAGTGCTTGTAGATTTGTACCATTACCTGATGCAAAGCATACAATTGGTAAAAATTGTGTGGCAGATGTTCCTCTAAAAAATGCCTTATGAAATTTCATTACACACCTACCATCCCATTATCATCTTTGTTTCTTCGGACACACTGTCTATGGTGAATGGTGGATCGAATGTGGTAATGACATTGACCACGCTCACATTGTCTACCATTCCTGCTTGTCGTATGCTATTAACAATCTCATCAGAAAATGGACAGAATGCAGATGTCAGTGTATGTGTGATGTCTACGATATCTTTAGTGGTTTCTATATTGTATATCAACCCTAAGTCATATATGTTGACACTAATTTCAGGGTCATATACTTCTTTTAGATTGCGTATGATGTGGTCAGTGTCAATCATTATCTACCAATCCTGCTTGTCCTGCGAATCTGCATGTATGGTGATGGTAGAAATAGTTGATTCTGTTGTTGCATCAACTTTAGTATAAAGGTCAATGAATGAAGCTTTAGTATCATCATCAAATCTATTCACACACATTTCTATTGCAGTCATACGGTCATCAAAAATTGCATGTGCTTTTACAATATGGTCAAGGCGGCGAGTTGAAATAACTTCATCAACTCCGCCATCATAGAAAGTTTTGCGAATGACCTCAGCCCATGTGACTAGGTTCGCGGCAAATTCGTTATCAACATTACCATATTTTAACATTGAACCGATTACAATTTTCTTTTCAATTGCAGCAGTAGGGTATGGTTGTTCCAATGTAATTGCAAATCGTTCTAGAAATGCTTCATTCAAAATGTTAGTACCGATAAATCGTCCATCCTCTGAACCTTTACCTTTAGTATTGGCAGTTGCCATTACATTGAAACCAGACTTCGCAGTAATCCATTTATTAATCTTTTTAAGAAATACACCTTTACCTTCCAGCACAGGTTGTAGTGCAAGTAGTTTGTTTGAACCTAAATCACATTCATCAAGTAGTAATGTGCAACCACGTTCCATCGCTTCAATAACAGGGCCAGGTACGAATTTTGTCTCACCACCAACTAATCGGAAACCACCAAGCAAATCATCTTCATCTGTTTCGATAGTGATGTTCACACGAATCAATTCTTTTTTAAGTTCCGCATGAATCTGTTCAATCATTAATGTTTTACCATTACCTGATAGACCAGTAACAAACACAGGATAGAACAATTCTGATTTGATGATTTTCTTGAGCGGAGAATAATTACCCCATGCTACAAACCCATCAAATTCAGTTGGCACTAGATTCTGAATATCCATATTGGATGCGATTAAATTTATTGTGGCCTCCTGAACAATTGGTGCTGGAGCTGGAGCTGGAGCTGATGTTGGTTTATCATCCAAGCTGGGTAATTTGAACATGTTGTACCCAACTTTACATCGAGTCAAGAACCAAGTTGGTACAGGCATATCCGCAATGTTTGCGGCGAAGCGAACATGTTGCTTGTTAATGGTTGCATCATGTCCGTACAACTCAGATGCGCAGACAACGAACTTTAGTTTCTTTGGTGTAAGTTTCATTCGATAACCTTAATTAATCACTATAGGTACATTATACTAAAACAAGGGGCATCTGTATACCCTTTTCCCATACCGTTTTTGTATGGGAGGTATATGATTTTACGATACCATTTCAACGAATTTGTTCAGCATTACTCGACTTTGAATACGATTTTTAGCAGATTTTGCAAAAGCATTCTTTAATTTTGACTTTGATGCGCCAATCAATGTATCATCTAATCCAAGGTCAGTATTTATTTCTAGTTGTTCACCGCCTGGCATTATATAATATCCATCATACCCATGTGATTTTTTTATTACCAACACCTTATCTTTTTTAATAGCATTTCTAGCTTTGTTGATTGTGTCAACAGTAGTTTCTAAACCAAGAATACGATACCATTCTGAATGTCCGATATTACCACGACGACCTGTTCCAGCGATAAAAAATCCAATGACATTCATATCTGGCACACGATTTTTGAGTGCCTTTAGAAGTGTTTCCGTTAGATTTCTACTAAGTTCAGACCATGTGCCGTATATTGCGTTGACCTCATATTGTTTATTGTTGATTGGATCAACAATCAAATTGTCTTTACTGAATGAGCGAACATAATCATCTTCGTCATCTTCGGGTCCGTGATATTTTGATGGAATATGTTTCCAACAGTCATGTACGCCTTCAAGATTGTTTGCTTCACCATCAGTTAGAAAAATGGTATTCAGTTTTTGTACACCAGTTTGTTTCTTAAATTTTGGTGCGTAATCCATAAGAGCAATAATAGATTCATTCAATGGTGTGTTGCTTAAATTGTATCGCATGGGAAATTCTGTTGGGAAACCCACCAAGTTAAAGTTCTCATAATAATTACTCAGTCGCTTGACAATCATCCAAAGATAATGCGTCATGGATTCCTCTTCAGCTGAACTCATGCGACTAGAAAAGAAATTTAAAAGACTGGTTGAATCTGATATTGCAATATCACCATATTTTGGTTCAACATATTTTAATCTATTTTCATCATCTACACGGCGATTGTATGCTTGAGTAAATGCCAAAACTTCGAATGGAATTTGAGTGCGGCGACAGAACCATACCAACTGCAACAATTGATGAAAAACACCAAGCAGTTGATTTTGCATTGAACCAGACCAATCAACAACTATAATCATACCATGGTTTGTTGCGCCTGGTAATGTAGTGACTTTTTTAAACAAATCATCATTGTACTTGTATGTGTGCAATTTGCCCATATTCAGTGTGCCGGTCTTAGCAGTAGCTGCCCGTGCATATTGGTCAGCAGACTTTTTCATCTCAAATTCTTTGACCATGTAAGTGACAGACTTTTTTGAATCGTTCTTGTATGATTTAATTTCATTTGCAGAATTTTCAATCCATAAATTCTGCGATTGTTGCGCCTGGTAATTCTGCGCCATAATGACATTTTTACTCGTTAATTTATTATCATTTTTGCAAAAATGATCTGACAAATCTTTAAAGATTGTTTTATAATCAACAATCATATTTTCAGATTTGACTTTAGGAATATTGCCATACACCTTTTCTTTGGCATTCATGTCGGATAAATCTTTTACTGACTCATTAGCAGCCTTGTCAGTTTTAGATTCAGGCGTATATGGTTTATTAGAATTGTTAGAATCATCGTTGTCATCATCATCTGACTCATCTGATTCGGAAGTATTTTTATTGTTTGACGATTGCTCGCCAGACTCAGATGAATTGCCGGAATCATTGTTGTCATCACTATCACTATCATCATTATCTGGTGAATCGTTCTGTTCTGGATTATCTTGCATATACTGATGCAAATCAGCAGCAAGATTTATCACTTGCTCTTCGGTTTGAAGTGTAGCAGCGCGATTTACAAATACTGATTCCGCAACAGTAAATTTGATATTAGGAATACCTTTGAAATACAAATTGATGCGGTCGATAAGATTTTGTTCTTGCGGATCAGTATCACCAATACCAAAAAAATCACGAGATGCGAGTGCGGCGTAACCTTTATTAAATAGATTGACTGAGCCAGGATATTTGCTCTTTACAAATTTCTCAATACGTGCATCTTCCAGCACATTGATAAAATCTTTAGGGATATTAAGCTCAGATGATTTAGTCAAAAGTTCCATAGAAGTCCAAAGAGCATGTCCAATTTCGTGGCATACCATAAGCTCCTCTTCATCTTTAGTGATATCATCTTTCCAGATGGGCAAACCCAATTCGCGGGTTTTGATGTTAAAATATGCTGTCTGCATAGACTTAGAGACAACGTGGATATCTTCGTTTGCGAGTAACTTCGCGATAGTTGATTTATTTTTCATCATGTATACATTATACGATATGCAATGACGCTCGTATACCCTTTTTTCATACCGTGTTGGTATGGAAGGTAGATGATTTTGGTATGACCTAAGTCATTGATTTTGTTAGCAGCGACCGTATCGTGAACATGCATACGCCTGATTCTGTGCCTTGCGTTGTTCAGCAGCTCTACGGTCAGACAAACCACGTTCACATGAAGAGCGCACGCCAGTGTTTGTGATATTACCACATTGCCCTACATTGGTATTTTGATAAATTACAGTAGTAGTCTTGGGCTGGTCCATATTTTGACCAACAGCACTTCCCGCCATTGTACCCAATAACACACCAATACCAGTTGTTATCAATCTACCATCACCAGAACCGATTTGACTACCAATTATTCCTCCAGCACCTGCACCCAACAATCCGCCTTTTTGTTGGTTGGTTGGATTACATCCAGATAACAATACCACCAACGCACAACCAGTCAAAAATTTATTCAAAGTCTTTTCCTTATTTTTTATCATTAAACAATAATAACACAAAAAATGTGTATTGTCAATGAGTTTATTATTTGTCCCAACTTTTTATGGCACTAAAATTATTGAATGAAAATTCCATGCGGTCAACCAATTTTACTGCATTACCGGATACTCTATCAATTGCAACATACCCTTCTGGGTTTGTAACCTTAAATCCATTACTAGTTTTGATAAATGTATCGGACAATCCTTTTACACTATTCAGCTTCTTTATAATCATCATCTTTGCTTCGACTAATAGATTTTGAAAAGTGATAACCTGTATAAGATTACGCGTATTTTTACTCACTTCACGCACGTATTCTTTTTGGAGGTTGGTGTATTTCTCTTTACCCTTGTCGCTCTTTGCTTTATCAATCTGTTTCTGAATAGACTTAAACACCCATTCTTCATAACCTTTTGCATGTGCTGCGGGATTGCTGATAATTTCACCAGCACGCACTTTACTGTTGTTATAGGTTTTGAGTGATGCATTAGCTAATACACCTGACATACTATCCTGTAATCTCAGAAATGAAGTCAGTTGCGTAGAGTTAATCTTTTGAAATGTACTACCCGTCTTGCTGAGCACAGCTGTTATCGCAACTGTTTCTTTTTCAGTGAATGTTGCTTTACCGGACACATCCTTATATGTTGCGTCATCCATCCACACAGTACTAGGTTTACTCAAACTACTGATATTGACTCCAAACGATGCCTGCATGTCCGCCAGCGTCTCACCACTGTACGTTGTGTGCCAAACAATACCAATGTTCGACTTATTAATTTTCTTACCAAAATCGCTATTCACGGGGACAGCATAGACAATCGTGTTTGGTTGAAAAGTGTAATATTTCTCACCATCGATGGTAGTAGTTTCCACATCATCCGTAAACATCAAGTCACCTTGCAATACTACCTTGATACCTAATTTGGATAATTCTGCAAGTGCTACTTTGAATTTGGAGTTTAATGTACCAGACAGGTCAGCATCAATCTCTGCATTTGTTTTGTATAGTTTAGGATTGACATTGAATACACTTTTCTTAGCAACAAAGAATTTACCATCATCAGGATCAATACCAGCAAATATTGCCGGTGCACCATCCCATTTGACAGTCATATTCACACTGCTACGAGAATTACCAGCCATCATATCTCTTAGTGATCTAAGAAAATTGATTGCGGCACGTCCACCCGTTACACCATAGTTAAGAATTTCATCCTCTAGATGTTCAAGGTGAAGATTCTTGCCGCCTTTGTCTTCGTTTAATATTTCAAAGAATGATTTCATATGACTATTTATAAATCCTAAATATATAACATGAAGTATAATGCAAAATGTAATGGTTTGTGTTGTCACATCGCATATGCGTTTGATACTTCACCGTGTCTGTTATCTGAAAAATCAACTTGTAAACGATGCGACAGAACTTATAAACAAATTGTACAATCAGATCATACAGAAAACCCTTTATACTTACCAAAACTAGTATTGTCAAAAACAGGCCCATCATCTTGACCAGAATCAGCTAGGTCTTCTTGTTGTTCTTGACTTATATCAAATAGTTTCATCTTTGCTCGGTCTATACCAATCACAAATCTTTTGTTTATGGTTGGGTCATTATACCTATTCTTTAATTGCTTGATTGCAATCTGATTCATTTCTTCTAATTCTTCATTAGAGATAAGTGCAAACATCAAATCTGCTGTTGCAGGCAAACCAAAACTTTCTGATGTATCTTCTAATCCAACATCACTATTAGAATAACCTGACCTAGTAGTTTGAGTAGCAGACATAATAGGAACATTAGCCTCAACTGCAAGACCACGAAGTTCTTCTGCAATTGATTTGATATAAGTGTATGAATTTGCGTTACCGTTTGCCTTGATTCGTGATGATGCACAAATGTTTAGATAGTCAATAAAGATTATATCCGGCTTGAATGATTTTTTGATTGCCAATTCTTTAATCAATCCACGAAAATGATTACTATGCGCAGAAGCAGTAGGATATTCTTTGATAACTAAATGACCTTTTGTATTTTTTATAATGTCGTCTATCTTGTTATCATACATCTTTTTTGGTAGCTGATGCAAATCATCAATTGATATATTCATAAGGTTTGCATCGATACGTTCTGCAATGCGCTCCTCTGCCATTTCCATTGTGATATAAAGAACACTCCTGTTCTGACTCAAACAGTTTGCTGCCATATGACACATGAATAATGATTTACCCACACCAGTGCCTGCAAGTGCAATGTTTAATGTTTTTTGTGGCAACCCACCTTTAGTTATTTTGTTAAAGAATTCCAAGTCAAATGGAATTTTGTTTTCTACTTTGTGATAAAACTCAAAACGTTCGTCTGTGTCAGAAAGATAGTCATGCCCAACACGATTATCAAAACCAACAGCCAGGGCCTCTGTAAGAATGCTAGGTATAGCATCTGGGCCTCTTGATTTATCTTTTCCATCAATGATTCTAATTCCATCCACAATCGCATTATATACCGCCTTATCTTTACAAAATTGTTCGGTTGTTTCTACTAACCAATCAAAATTTACATCATCATCTTTTTGTAAATTTTTAACTACTTCTACTATTCTTTTGAAATCATCTTCATTCAAATCCTTACGACTATTTAATTCAACCTCAATAGAATTCTTATTGGGTAATGAATTATACTTTTCTACAAATTTCTGAATCTCTTCAAATATTATGCGTTCAATTCTGTCAGAGAAATAGTCACCTCTGATGAAGGGCAACACCTTGCGAGCATATTGTTCATTATTGATTAGGTTCGTTAGTGTCGTTTGTTCTATAGTGGCCAATATTAAATTCCTTATGATACAATGTTAACAATAACTCTATCATTTATAAGTGTAACACAGATAGTACTCACATGTCAATAGTTATGCATCATCATTCGATTCATTTTGTTCATCTATAAGTTCAACCAAAATATCACCAATCAAATTCATGAAATCATCACGAAAATATTCTTGTTTATGTCCATTATTATCTACTATGTCATATTCAAACTTAAAGTTTAGGGTGCCATCAGGATTTTCTTTCTCGGCAACACTTACTTTTCCATATTTGTATATTACTCCTTGATACCTTCCTGCTTCTGGAGTCAATCCAATATATGTTTGTTCATCAAACTCTGAAGTTCCATTTTCAAGGTCTTTAATCTTTCTATTTACAAACTGATATTTTTCTTTAATTTCCGACATCATTAAGCATCCATTCTAAATATATTTCTTCGTGTAGTATGGCATATCCATCGCTATCACCATACGTTTTGATATGCGTGTATACCTTTTTTGGTGCATGGATTTCCACTTGGTTCTTCCACCATTCTACTGGCCTTCTAGTCACATGTGCATTTGAGCCATCCGACAGTATCGCCTTTGCCTCATTGTTTGCAATACCCAGATACACGAACCGTTCTGCTCGCGAGAATATCTGATAAATCACTTCTGGAATTTGTTCTTCTGGTATATGTTCCATTACATCAGATGAAAATACACCATGAAATGTGCCATCAGGAAGTTTATTATACTCTGGTATTGCAGGGTCATATAATGTAGGAATAGGCCAAGACCAATCGTTGACATCATACACATTTCCCTTACCGCAACCAAAGTCGAGTAAAGTTTCTGATTTTGTATCTGTTATTAGGTCATCTATGTGAAGTTTATGGAACTTTAAAGCTCCACCATTTCCATAATCATTTTTTTCTTTGTGAAATTTCTTGTATTCCTCAATCCACCAATTACTCATTAAACAATTCCTTTATTTCTCCAATACATTCTTTACTAAAATCCTATGCTTTCACCACATCCACAAGTTGATTTTACTTTTGGATTATCAATTATAAAACTCTGTGAAAATAAAGTATTTTGAAAATCTAACGTAGAATCTTGAAGATACATTATACTAAAAGAATCAGTAACAGCACCCTCTCCTATGTCAACATCATCATCTTCTCTATTTGTTACATCAAAATTGTATTTGAATCCAGTGCATCCACCACCTTGTAGTTCAACACGAAATACACTACCTTCAGGTTGTGATTGAACATCTAAAGAACCATTCAATATCAAATCAATTCTATCTAGAGCTGTTTGTGTTACATTCATTGATTTCTCTCCAATCTTGACTATTTTTGTATTTAGATTCTAAAAAAAGATGCCAACGTTCTAATTCTGTTTGACACTCATAATTCCAACGAGCAAAAATATCATTATGTCGTTGCAACTCTTCCCATTCAGATTGGGCACACATAGAAATTACTCCTTTGATGTAATAATAACATTATATCAAAAAATAACATACTTTGTCAAGACATTTTGGTTTTTATTATAATAAAAATGCCCCTTGCGGGGCATTAGATATATTATGGGTGTTGAGTTTGTGTGGGCCCTCTTGCATTTGTTGGAATTTTTTCATTGGACCTTCTTCCTATTAACTCTAACATATACTTATGATTTTCAGAAATTGGTTCTATCCTTTCTACACTTCTTTCTTGTTTTTGAAAGTTTTGCATTTTTTGGAGCCTATTACGTGATTTTTTCATTTTATCTTCCTTATGAAGTGATAGTTTTTTATTCATGTTTTTTGAGTTAACAGGTTTTTTTATCATATTTCTCCTTTAAGATTATTTTTTATGGTTTGACCGTTCGAACGGTCAGCTGACCGTTCCGAATACTGTTCCACCAATAACCTTAGAACCAGGCGAGGTAGCTACCTGCTTAAGAAAGCTTAAGTTTGTTCCTGGCCCATAAGCTTTTGGATTATTAGATGTAAAATTTAACCAATTTTTATTCGCACCAGATATACCATTCTTTATAGCTTCCACTGTTGTCTCGATTTGTCTTTTTGTTGGTTTACTAAAGTTTTTACTTGGACTTCTATTTTTCGGTGTTCCTGTTACTGCTTGAAATTGATTTTTTGCTGTAAGAACTCCAATAACACCATCGCCAAATTTCCCATTTCTTACTCTGTTTAAAATAACTCCAGCTACTGCAGCGCGCTCTTGTGAATTAGGTGATGCCTCTGATATTGTAGCACGCACTAAATAATTCCATTCTTGAACTGTCAGTGTTCTACCCAGAAAATTTTCTGCTTCGGTTTTTGCTTTTTCACTACTAGTACCACTAAAATTAAGTGGTTCTAATTCTTTATGGGTGGTGATTCTATTCTCACGTTTTTGTGCTGGTGTTGTTTCATTTACGGCCGCGGGTGTTTGTTCAGGATTTCCTTGTTGAATAGGCGCAGGTTCATCATTGCCACCAGTAGGTAATTTTTCTTCAATAGAATCTTTCATTACTGTCAAATACATTTCATGTTTAAGAGTAGAAACTCTAAAAACATGTTTTATCTTTGTGACTAAAAAATTGCCACTATAAAAACTATCCTTGCTACCTTTTAGTTTTTTTATAGGACTTTCAAGATTCACCTCCACAATATCACCAGCACCAATTTTAGTGTTACCAGGCACAGTCAAATTCAGACCAATTCCTGAATGAAGATTCATCAAAAATGAACGTCTACGTTGTAGCCATTCATCTGTTTTAACTGGTTCAAATGGAAATGTCATACTATTGCCTCTTTTAACCATGATGGTGATGAAGCGTTACCATGTGTATCTCCCCAACAATTAGTTTTTGCATATTCATTATCAATATGAAAAGTATTTCCTCCCATATAATTTCCGTGGGCACCAAATCCTGTTGCACCAGCTGCTCTAGCTTCCCTGATAAATTTTTCTATTTTTGGTTGATCTGCTGGATTATTCAAACTTAATCTTCTATTTGTTTTTGAGTCAAGCAATGCAACGTCAGCAGCACCACCCTCATCATGTCTAACAGAGCCAGTTCTTCTTCCTCCACTTCCTTTAGCTGGTTGACCTCCACTGCGCACATCAACATTAATACCAGAATTTTTACCTGCTGTTGCAAGAATATTTTTCAAATCTTGTCTAATAGGTTGTCTGCGTATTGAAGCAATTTTTGATTGCGATTCTGTTACGTTACCACCTGTGCCATCACCGACAACAATATTAATTGTAGCACGATCCTCACGTTTCTGTTTGTCTGTTTGTGGTGTTGTATCAATTGCATCATTTTCATCATGGGCCGCTGTTGTTGGTCTTTTAGCAGATGCAGCAGAATGTAGAGCATCCCCTCCACTATCTGGATCTGTTGCAGTGAATGAAAGAAAATGCACTGAAGTTTTATCTGAAATTCTTTGTCCGTAATTAGTCACATCACTATATATGGGATTATCAGAAATTTTGTTTCCATCTATATCTGTGGAAACATTGTTAATGTGTTTTTCATTTTTCCTGTCTTCAAAATAATTATATTTGAAAGGAGATGTTGGTCCTTTACCGCCATTAAATTGTTTAGTCACCAAATCAAATGTATTAAGTTCAGATGACAAAGCACCTCTAGATATATTTTTTAATGTATCTTTATCGTTAACTACAACAGATGTTTTAATTGTTGACAACTCTCTAGTTAATTTATTTGTCATAGCTGGGCCATCAATACCCATACCTTCACCTTTGACTTTAGTAGTAACACCAGTACTAGATTCAAAATAAGTCATTACAGGTTCTTGAGTATATAATTTTTCTAATGTTTTAAAATGATATCCTCGAAAATTTTCAAAGAACACATATGTGGGAGAAGGTGATTGTGCATTATCAGCAGAAACTGCCTTTCTTCTAAAATTTTTGATAAGGTCAAAAGGTTTACTGCGAGGAAGAACATATCGTCTTATTCCTGATGTTTCTTGTATGTCTAGTGGTTTCTTGCACTCCAAATCATACTCTAATAATTGTCTAACAAAATCACTATATGTTCCTTCCATACTTCTAGATACAATAGTTTTTTCATTTTTTACAATTTCTGAAGTAATTACATGTAAGAATAAAACCTCTCCACGATTACCAACCTGACTAGAAGTTACATTTGTAACATGAAGAACATTTTTTGTAAAATCAAATGTATTTTTTTCATCGTATGATGGTGTTTTGATTTTGAGTTTTAAAAACTCTTGACCAATAATAGGACCAAGATTAGATAATCCATCTGTATTTACAAAACTAACAATCCCACTTATAGCAGGACTATCAATACTTTCAAAAAATTCTATCTCTACAATAACACCAGATATATCCAGTTCATCGCCACCGCTTAAAATAAGTGTAGCTTCCTCTATAGAAAAATCTCCAGCTGATTGATATTCATCAGTCATTTGTTATGATACTCTTTTATGTAAACTTCTATACTCAGACACAAATTGTCCAACAAAAGATTCTTGCATAAGTTTTATTTGTCTCAAATTGTTTTGTTTTTCTTCTTCATACTCAAAATTAGTGATAGCAGTCGCAGAACCATGCCCAGTATTATCTGGTCCTATATCAATTTTAACTGTGGTATTACCAGAAGATTGATTAATTTCATAATGATGTATTGCATTTGCGTCTGTATATCTATCACTCATATATGTAAGAAACTGATTGTTGTTCATGGGCCATTGATGATATCTATCATAAATATCATTGGTCAATAAAATAACCCAATGCAATTCTG